TGTCGTTCATGATGGGGCGGTTCTTGCCACGCATCTTGTCCTTGGCCGTGTTGGCGTAGTTCACGTTGTAGGGCGGATCGGTGAAGGTCATGTCCACCAGCTCTTCACCGAGCAAAGCCTGATAGTCATCAGCCTTGGTGGCGTCGCCACAGAGCAGCTTGTGCTCACCAAGTACCCAGATGTCACCCGGCTTGGAGACCGGAGTCTCGGTGACCTCAGGTACCGCATCTTCATCGGTCAAGCCGTCTTGGGTTTTCTCTTCGCCGGCAATCAAAGCCTCCCACTCCTCGGTGGAAAAGCCCGTGAGGCCAAGGTCAAAGCCAGCGTCCTTGAGCTCGGACAACTCGATGCCGAGCAGCTCGTCTTCCCAAGAGGCGTTCTCACCGATCTTGTTGTCGGCCAGGATCAATGCGCGACGCTGGGTATCGGTGAGGTGCTCCATGGGCACCACGGGAACCTCGGCAAGACCGAGTTTGCGAGCCGCCAGCAACCGACCATGGCCGGCAATGACGTTGCTCGCGCCATCGATCAGGATGGGTGCACCCCAGCCAAACTCCCGAATGCTCGCGGCGATCTGAGCCACCTGAGCGTCGGAATGCTGCTTGGCATTGCGCGCATAGGGGATCAGCGAATCGACCGCGCGGTATTCGAGTTTGATGGGGTTCATGAAGGCCTGAAATGAAAAACCCGCCTCGCAGCACCGGGTGCATGGGGCGGGTTTGAAGGGCAGAAAACAAAACGCCCACCGAGATGAACTGGGTGGGCGTGATTTGAGTGATTAGCTGAATACTAGCCCTTCAATACATATCGGTCAAGCACTTTCAGCGTGAATATCCGTAGTGAACTGCCAGCACTGCGAGCGCACCGACCAGGATGCCTTTGGCCTCGTACTGATTGAGCGTTCGGCCGTTCCACCCCTCAACGGCAGACCACTCTTTCACGCTGCGACCCAGACCTGCCACATGCCACACGGCGCAGCCTCCCGGGCTGCTGATTCCGCCTACCGCGTCGAGCGCCTCATGCATGCGTTTGCGTGCCCAGACCACCCGCTCGGTCATGCTGTCCTTCCACTGACCACCGGGAATGCGGGTGAGCGGCGGAGCGCCTGCCGGATCCATCTGGGCAAAGACAAAGGTTCGGTTGAAGTCCTGGCCTGCGTCGTGCATTTGAGGAGTGATTGAGCCGTTGCGAAGCAAGATGCCCAGGGAGTCGATGCAGCGAAAGTGCTCGGTGCGGTAGCTCGTGCCTTCTTCGGCAAGGCTGTTCCACTCGGCAAGCCGGCCGCCGACCAGGCGAACGACACTGCCGTGCTCCAGGGGGTGCATGACCGGTTTTTTAGCCATGATGGGCACCTCCCGAAGTGCGTCCAGCACTTTGCGCCAATGCCCAGTCCAGGACGGCCAAGGCATCAGCCTCGTTGTCATCTGCCACCAGGTAGCCTCGGGCACGCACAGCAGAAACCATCTCGGACTTGCCAGCGTTTCCCTTGCCGGTCACATGGCGCTTGATCGTGCCCACGGGGACGCCTTGGTACGGGATCTTTTGGTGCTCGCACCAGCTGGTCAGGGTTGCCAGAAAGCCGCCGTAAGCGTGCGCGGCATCAACTCCAAGGTGACGGCGCACCTCCTCGAAATAAACCGCGTCCAGCCCAGATGCGGCGCCTCTCGGGGCTGTCGTAGCCAGGAGTTCATCGAGCCAGCGACGAAAGCGCAGGTAGCGCATACCGCCACCCTCGAATCGCTGGGGCTTGAAGCTGACATAGCCGTGGGTGACCGAGCGATCCGGCAGGCTCAAGGCCCAGCCAGTCGTTGTGCCCAGGTCCAGCGCCAGAACGGCTTGGGGTGTGACGTTGGGTTGTGAATCTTGCGGGTGATGCATCGGGGAAGTCCTCCAAGGGTGCGAACAAGCGCTCGTGCCAACTTGTTCAAGCGACCTGGAGGAGCTCAGGCATCGCCGGGTCAGGGCTGATGCGGCTCCCTCATGTCCGTTTCTGTTACGGCTTCGGGGAAGTCAAAGCAGCTCACGTGGCAGTGGCCAGGGCCAGCTTCAATCTTTCATCTTTCAACGCCAAGTGCATGGGCCTTGGAGTAGTAGAGAGATATTTCAATATTTATTTATTTCAATCTAGTTCTCTTTCTCTCTGTCTCTGTCTGGGGGTGGCTTCGCGCGCGCGAGGCTCTAGGCCCCCACTTTTTATATGTGTATCTCTAGTGGGGGGTTTGAAAGATGAAATTACTGAAGCAAGCCCATCCGGGCGCCACCCGCACCTCATAGGACCTTGATCCACTGGGCCGGGCGACCCTTGCTTTGCAGGGCCATCATCTCGATCAGCCCGGCCTCAGCCAGCGTGCGCAACACGCCATCGCGCTGGCGGTGGTCCATGAACTGGGTGCGCCTGGTGAAATCGCTCTTGGACATGCCAGCCATGCCCGCATCCCGCAAGATCTGCATGGCCCGCTTGTGGTGAGACTCGACCTGGTTCTCGGACACCCGCGCAGATGCTTCACGGATGGTGAGTTCGGCACAGTGGCGCGAGAGCATGATCCCCCACTCGGCATCGTGATCCTCAATCTGGGGGTCCACAGGGTCACGCGATACCGCTCGAATGAGCGCCAGCTTGGTGGCGTTTTCCTCGATCCGGGCCAGGATGGACGAGTACCCGGTGCCTCGTGAGGTGCGAAGGCGCTCAACCAACTCCTGGTCAAGCTGGCGGAAGGTGGCTCTGGCTTGCGGGGTCATCGGAACCACGCGGGGATCCACCAGCACCTCATCGATGGCACCCACATCCGTGAGATTGCCGTTGAGCTTGCCCCCTCCCTGGTGGATAAGGATCAACCGGTCAATCAGGTCTTGGGGCGGGTCGATGACGCCAAACGCCTCGTTGCTGTCCGGAAAGTCGTCCTCGCTTTCCATGATCAGAAAGCGGGCCAACGACCCGTCTGCCACGTTGGACGCCTGCAGCGCCTGCCAAAAGTGCAAAGGCGTCGTGGTGCCATAGATGCAAGCGCATGGCTGGTGAATGGCCCGGTGGGCGTTGTTGTGCTGGGTGCTGGCGTATTCCACGCCGAAGTAGGTGGTGCCCGAGGTGGTGTAGAGCTCAGTCATCAGGTCCAGGATCTCGCACACATAGCGCGGCGAGCGCTTGCGATCGGCCGCTGCCGAGAGAAACATCCCGAACTCATCGAGCTGGAACAGGATCGCAGGCTGGCGCTGGATGGCCGTCAGTAGGCCTGAGCCTGATGCGATCTTGTTGCCGCCCAGGTATTGCAACAACCCGGCCTTGCGAAACAGTTCGTTGATCACCACACGGCTATGGTTTTTTCCGGCACCACTCTCGGCGATGCCGACCACATAAAGGTTCGAACGGATGTTGCTCTCGGTTCGGTACTTGCGCCCCATCAGTGCCCCGATCGCACACAGGCTCGCACCGAGTGCGAGCACCGGCTGAGGGCGCTTGGCCGTCGCTGCCATCAAGGCCATCATGTCTGCGATCACACCCCCCACCTGATCCCAACCGACCGGCATGGGCTTGGGCGGAGGCAGAGAGATTTCCTGCGGCTCAATGGAAATGGGGTCAGCAGCTTGCAGCGCCTGCAGCAGCTCACGAGCCGGGTGGTGCCCGTTCATCACGATCTCGCCGTTCAACTGCATTTCGGCGTCGGGCTCCCACCCGTTGTCCAGCGCCAGCTTGTAGATCGTACCGGCGCCTATGCGCTGGGGGGCAAAGCTGCGCCAACTGCGTGCCGTCGTCTTGGGGTCGTTCTTCTGCGAGCTTTCGGACCATGCCTCAAACAATGGCCAGCCTTCATCGCCCAGCGCCCCCTTGATGGCCATGCCAATACGGACCCAACTGTCGTAATCCAGATCCGCGTTGACGATGTGCCTGAGGGCATCTTCAACAGCCTCATAGGTACCACGCTGCTCAGGCAGGTTGGCGCACTCCATCGGTGCACGCAAGCCAACGCCCAGGGTCTTGGGACGCAACTCGGCCGGAATCAAGCGGTACGCCTCCTTGGCGAACTCCCGGGCCTGGGCCTCCGTGATCCCAGGCAAGTCATCAGGGCACAGGTCCGCCAAGGTGCTCACTGGCCAGTCATAGGGCTTGCCGGTATCGGGGTGGATGCCATAGGCAATGAACTGCTGGCCCACGCCAAGGACCTCAATGGGCGGGTACTTGAAACCAGAAAACGGCTGCACGGCTCGGTAGACCAGCAGGCGCTTAGGTGCGTGGCCAATGCGAACCGCAGGTGTGTCGCCCAGCATCCGCTTGGCCAGCGCCTCGATCTCCAGCGCGATGGTGGGCGAATCGAGGATGTCGATGTCAATGCCGATCACCCGGCCCGCGGCAATGCCGATGCCCGCTTCTGGCCAGTTACCCCAGATGTCGACCTCGTTGTCGGTGGTGTCACGCTCGCAATGTCGACTCCACTTGGGGTACTCGTGCCAAGCGCCAAGCTTATACAGCCCCGGCTTCTTGGTGTTGGGTTGAATCGGCAGGATCGGAAAGCCGCGATCGACCAGGGTGGCGCCAAGTTGCGCCATGTAATTCTTGTTTGTCATGGCGTTCCTTAAAACGGTGGGTCATCGGCATAGGCCTGGCGAAGAAAGTCTTGAAACGCAGTGACAGCCACATCGATGAGAGTCGCCCACTCCTGCTCGGTCCAGCTTGCAAGATCGGTCTTTCCGATCTCCTCGACAAAGGCGCCCGCGCTCATGCCAGCAGCTGCCAGCGCATTGGTTTCATGTTTGTTTGGATCAATCATTCCCTTTAACCTTGCAGTGATGTTTTGGCAGCGCCGAGAGCACTGTTTGCTGTCTGGCGCGTCCTCACGGATGTAGCGAGGTGCGAATCCATAGCCGCGGGCATCCCTGCGGCAGATCACGCACATCATGGAAACCGGGCCCCGACAATCTCGGTGTAGCGACCACTTGGGCGCACGGCGATCTCGGAGGGGCAGCGCAGCTTGGGTGCGCAAGCGATCGCTTCATCCACCCGCCGGGGCAACGGCAGGCCCTGGGCACGGTTGGCCCACCAGGAGGCCGCCTTCTGACGCGGATAGCCCTGGTGCTCGATGCAGATCCACTCGCTGTGATGCGTGAGCCCACTCCAGTAGTCCACGCGCAATGATGGTGGCTTGCCCGGCTTGTCATGTCGGGCGTAGGAGACACGGGTGACCGGTACCCACTCGGACTTGCCGGAGGTCAAAATGTCCAGGTTGCTGGCCTTGGCTTCGATCTTGAGTTCGGGCGGCGGGAACACATGCCCGCAATCAGGACAGGTGCGCACCGAGGCATGCACGATGCTGTCGCAATCGGGGCAGGCCTTGGTGGGCGCCACGCCATCCTCACCCCCCTTGGGGCGCTTGGGCTTGACGGCATCAATGGGGCCGTGGCGAGCGATGTTGCCGGCAAAGTCCAACACCAGGCAGTCGGTCTTGCCAGGGGCCAGCCGACAACCGCGACCCACGATCTGGACATACAGTCCCGCCGACTTTGTGGGACGCAGCATGGCCAGGAGGTCAACGCCCGGGGCGTTGAACCCGGTCGTCAGCACATTGGCGTTGGTCAGGCATTTAATCTTGCCGGCCTTGAAGTCGTTGATGATGGCCTCGCGCTGCGCCCCGGGCGTGTCCCCAACGATGGTCTCGCAGCTCACGCCGCGCGCACGAATCGCATCGCGCACATGGTAGGCATGGTCCACACCGGCGCAGAAGATGAGCCAGCTTTTGCGGTCCTTGCCGTAGGAGAAGATTTCGTCAACGGCGGCCTGGGTGATTGAGTCCTTGTCTACCGCCGCCTCTAGGTCCTTGGCAATGAACTCGCCACCTCGAGTGCCCACGCCGGTCAGGTCAATCTGGGTGGCCATACGCTTGGAGATCAGCGGGGAGAGGTAGCGCTGATCGATCAACTCGCGCACCGACACCTCATAGGCAATGTCAGTGAAGATGGCGTCATCGCCCTCATGCAGGAGTCCGGAGTCCAGCCGGTACGGCGTAGCGGTAAGGCCAATAACCTTCATCTGGGGGTTGAGCCGGGCTAGGTCAGACAGGAAGCGCCGGTACATGGTGTTGCTCGAGCGCGGAATCAGGTGCGCCTCGTCAATGAGCACCAGGTCACACTGCTGAACGTCATAGACCCGCTTGTGGATCGACTGGATGCCAGCAAAAAGGATCCGGGCATGGATATCGCGCTGCTTGAGACCGGCCGAATAGATGCCCGCGGGGGCCTGCGGCCAGAGCTTCTTGAGTTCGGTGTAGTTCTGCTCGATCAACTCCCGCACATGGGTCACGATCAGGATGCGCTGGTCCGGATAGGCCTTGAGCACGCCCTCGACGAAGGTGGCCATGACCAGCGACTTGCCACCGGCAGTGGGGATCACCACCAACGGATTTCCGGTGTCCTCATGGAAGTAGTTGTAGATGCCTTGAATGGCGCCGCTTTGATAGGGGCGAAGGACCATCGAGTGGTTTGTGCTCATGCTGGTGCTCCTTAAAAGGTGTTCGCATACTTGTTCATACCGGTGTCGCGCCAGCGATTCCCACTGGCGAACTCGTACTCGACCCAGTCCTCGCCCGCGTCCACTTGCTGGCCCGGTACCAGCGATGGGATGAAGAGGTGCATGGCGCAGGCAGCGCGCTGGTCGGCCTCGGTCAAAGAACGGTCATGGCGTGCGCAGTTCCACCCACCGTCGACGGGTGTCGCATGCAGGCAGGTTCGGCAATTGATCTCGGGGGCTGCAGCCTCTGCGGAACCCGCGTGGCAGACCGGTGCGTGGTCACACATGCGGCACTGATACCAGGCGGGATCGGTGCTGATACGCGGTGGTGGGGTGGCCGCGAAGATGACTCGCTCAGCCTTGGCCAACAGGCCCTGCGCAAAAGCCGGATCGGCCTCGACCCGTTCGACGTAAACGTCGTCAGTGTCCTTGCAGACGGCCAGATACATCGCCCGGGTCAAGCCCATGAGGTGCATGTAGGTCTGCATCTGGGCAAAGTGCAGCGGCTTGCTCTCGCGCACTTTCTTGGCCATCAGATCGTTGAAGCTCTTGACCGAGTGCGTCTTGAACTCCAGCACGTGCCAGGTCTTGGGTGCCTCCAGCAGGTTGACGGCCACGCCATCGAGCGAGCCCCCAAAGTGGCCACCGTGGGCTTGAACCCGAAACTGGCGCCCCGTGTCCGGATCAACTTCCAGAACCGTCGCCCCGGTGCGGCGCAGGTTCTGAACCAGCCGGGCTTCTTGCAACTGGCCAGTCTCAAAAAGGCGCAAGAGTCGGCCAGGATGCCGGGCGCGGGTGACCCAGCGGAAGTCAAACCAGAGGGCGCGCTCACATTCCTTACCGATCAGGGATGCGCCGAGGTGCGCACGAAACCCGTCTCCCGCGTCGGCTTCGTAGGCAGCGAAGATCGCCTCTCGGGTGGGGCTGGTGATGCTGGGCAATTCAGCCATGCTGCACCCCCTGCTTGGCGTGAAGCTCCCGGGCTCGGGTCACCGCGGCCTGCCAGCGCTCATCGTCGCAGTCGGCACGCAGTACCTCAATCAGTGCATCCTTAAACCGCGCCCGGTGGCCTCCAGGCTCAGCCGCATTCAACTTGGCCATGTGAGCAGTCAACTGCGCCAGTTCCTGCTGTTTCAAGCGCAGCGCCGTCTTGGCCCGGTGGAACCAGGTGGCATCGAGCGACTTCTTTTCTGTCTGGCGACGTATGTCGGTCGTGGCGATCTGGATCCGGATGGATGCGATCTCATCTTGAAGCGCGGCCAACCGCTCACGGCAGCCCTGCAAAGTGTTGGGCAGTCGGATTGGCGTGGCCGCTGGAGCGTGCTCATGCATGCCCGGGTCCTCCTTACGCCTGGCGCTTCCAGGGCAGCCCGTTGGCCGCGGGGGTGGCGGTTGGGGCGGCCGTGATGGGGCGTGCAGCAACAGGGGCTGAGGGAGGCGTAAATGGCTGTGTGGACTGAGCGACCGCTCCACTGGCACCGCCTCGCGGCAGATAGCGGATGGAGTTGGACTCACCGTACAGGCCCTTGGGCGGGCGCACCCGCACATCAAGGGTGATAGGGATCAGATGCAACTGCTCGGAGTTACTCACCTGCATCTTGCCCACGGCGCGGCAAATCGACGACAGCGTGCGCTTGGCGATCTCTACTGTGTCGGGATTAGCGTTGACCAGATTGAGGCGGTCGAAAAGCTTGCGGCCGGCGTACTGACCTTCAAGGATGTCGACTTCCAGATACAGGTACTGGCCAGTGCCGTCTTTGGTCGGGCGCATTTCGCTGGCGACGATCTGGCCGAGGTACTTGCCCGGAGGCAGGACGTCGTAACTGGTGCTGGGCGCGACAGAGGATGCGTCGAAGGTTTGTCCGAATGAAGCCATGGTGATTTCTCCTTTTTCAGGTGCGGGTGGTGGTGGATGGGATTAGGGTGGGATGCAAGGTTTCAGGCATGGCCTGCGCAAAGGCAGACCACTCAAGGGGAAGCGTGTCGGGCAGGTCGTAGCGGTTCTTGGCCAGGAAGGCTGGGCGTTCGACCGTGTGAATCACACGTTCGCCGGAGCCCACGGCACGACTGACCTTCTTGTTGAAGCCGACGTCCGCCTTGACGGTGGAAATCCGGTAGTTGGCAAACAGCACGACGTCCGAGTGCTCTTGCAGCAATGCTGCGGCGCGGGCATGGAGCTTGATCACGTAACGGTCGTAGGGGTCGTGCTCAGGCGAATCGAAGCGCTTGATGTCGGTGTGCGCGATCTGCACCACGGTCATCCCGCGGTCATCGCGAAGGGCGTTGAGGCCATCGATGTACTGGCGCCAGAGGTTCAGGGCCGCGACGTAGCCCTTACCGTACCCAGCGTCCTCGATCGAATTCCAGCCGTTGTCGCGGCAGGCTTTGGCCCAAACCAGCGGTTCAAGCCAGTCCACGCTGTCGATCACGACCGTGGCGAAATCGTGCTGCTCGGTGTAGAGCGCCGCCAGTGCCTCCATCACTTCGTCGAAGGTCTTTGACAGCGGGAAATTCGCTGCGGAGTTGGTGCCCAGCCCATCTTCGGTCTGAATGAACACGGGTTTGTTGGCCTGGCCGGCGAAGGTGGTCTTACCGACCCCAGCAACACCGTGAATCAGCACCCTGGGCGGCTTGGGTGTGCCCGCCCGGTTGAGTTGTGCAAGGGAGATAGCCATCAAAGGTCCTCCCCGAACTTGCTGTCATTGGCCGCCTCAGGCACAGCACCGTCCACGATGCGCTCAAGCTTGTAGGTGGGCTTGCCGGCTTTGAGGGTGCGGGCGGGTTCAAACAGTTGGCGCACTGCTGGCGGCCAGGCCGTGTACTTGGCCTCGGCAACCTTGATCTCCAGGCTCACGTAGTCCTCGGGGTTTTCGCCCCACTTGCGCAGGGCCTCGACGGCTTCCTTGAGCTTGCGTTGGTCGTATTCAGTCCGCTTTGGCAAGTCCGCCACAACGGTGAACCCGTCGTCGGAGAACCGCACCGTACCGGTGGACTTACCAGCGTCCTGGCGCAACTGGTGCGCACGCTCACCGAAGCGGCGGTGCAGCACGCCTTGCAGGAACTGCCTGTAATGGCAGGCGGTATCTTCAGTGTCAGACACCTTACGGATGAGGCGGTCGAGGTCCGCCAGTGGCAGGTTTTCAACCTCTGCCATCACATAGTTGCCCATCTCGTCGAGGGCATCGGGTTCAGGGATCATGGGGACTCTCTTTCTCAATGGGTGCCGGTGGCGGGCACAGGGGATGGCGTACCTACCTGGCGCAGGCGGGTGCGGATTTCGGGGGGCGTGAGGGTGTTGGCCGATCGCACGGCGATATAGCGGTAATGGCCGTCGGCCACCTTCAAGCTGAACAGGTGGACCAAGCCCAGTTCGCATGCGATCCACATGCGCCGGGCGACCGAATGCAGCCGGTTTCGCTCCTTTGCGGGGAGCCCGCTACCTGTATCGGAGCGGTCCATCATCAAGAAACCCTCGTGGTACTGAATCGACTGACCAACCAGGGCGTTGGCGATCCAGTCACAGGAAGCGGCCTCCGTGAGTTTTTCCGCGGGTACGTACACCGGTGGGGTAGTCACGCCGGCGTTAACGCCTAGCCCAAGGTGGCTGCGCGTGGTATCGACAATAGTTTTTGCGTTCAACATCAAATCTCCAGGCGTGAGTTGGCCTACCACCACCGCCCAGAGGGGCGCGGCGTTTGTTTACTTCGTGAAGGTTCTTACCGGGCGAGAGGGCTGTTTTTCTCAGCCACCCCGCGATCGGTCAGGCAGCCGGCCGTATGCCGAACATGCGCAGGTGCATCTGCAGGTCGGCAACACGGCGGTAGAAGGTGGCGCTCGGAACGCCAGACGCCTTGGCGGCTGCAGCCAAATCGCGATGATTGGCGAGCAGATCCATCAGGCAGCGCTGATCACCGCTCATGTAGGCAAGAGCTGCCATCACGTCATGCCGGGTCTCAGCGTCAGGAAGCAAGTCCATGTTTTCGCCCCAGAACCACGTGATCTCGTCTGGGGGCATGGAATTTGACGACCCACCGTTTTCGTCATTGGCAGCGTTCTGGGTCGGTGCGAAGTCGTGAATTGCACGGTCAATGGCGACGACCTCCAGGGTGTCGACATATTGCGGCTCAGAAAACACCAGCCGCTGCCGGTCAGCTTTTCTGGCGTTCAAAAAATCAGTGGTGCAGTGGGCTGAGACAGTCCCTGTGAAGGTACCGGGTGCACCACGGCTGGGGTCAAACTGCCCTTTGCGCCTGTAGATGTCACACAGGATCTCCTGGCAAAGATCCTCACGCTCGGCTGGGGCCAGCCCGGCAGTCAGCGCTGCCCTATATGCACGAGTTTTGGCGGCATTCACCGCAGCCTCGTAGAAGGGGTCA